CCTGCACCAGGAGGCCGAGGGCATCTACCGGCAGTACAAGTCCAGCCACGACGCCTTCCAGCCGATCGCGCCCTACCACCAGATGGCGCAGCAGCAGGGCACCACGCTCGACAAGGCCCTGGCGAGTTACGTCGGCATCGAGAACAAGCTGCGGCAGGATCCGATCGCCGGCCTCGACACCATCATCCACAATTTGGGCATGACGGACCCGCAGACCGGGCAGCGCATCGGCCTGCGCGATATCGCCTACCATGTCCTGAGCCAGTCGCCGGAGCAGCTGAAGCAGGTCCAGCAGGGCAATGCCCAGCAGGCAGCGCAACACCAGATGGGGGCGCTGCACCGGGAGATCTCAGGGTTGAAACAGGCCTTGCATCAGATGCATACTCAGGCTCAATTCAGGCAAACGCGATCGGCGGTCGACCAATTTGCCGACCAGCACCCGCGCTTTGACGAACTAGGCGACCTGATCGAGAACGAGCTAAAGCTCGGTTTCGATCTGATGACGGCATACCGCCGGGCCGAAATGCTTCGCCCTGGCAACACAGCGGCTCAGACCCGCGACACATCGGCTCAGACCCGACCCATAGACCGATCGATCTCAGGATCCCCCGATGTGGCTCCCTCAAACGGAGCATCGCGGCGAAACCAGAAACCCGTCGGACGTCGTGAGGCCATCCAGAACGCGATCCGTCGCGTCAACGGTGGCTAGTCTGTGAACCCCATGTGGAGTGGCAACAATGCCCAACGTAACTACCAATGCTGCTTATCAGCAGATCCTGTCGATGGCGCTCGAGGATCGATCGTCAGGCTACCAAGACCTCGTCAGCAACAACAATGCGTTGTTAGCGGTGATGAAACGGAAGGGGCTGTGGAATACATACTCAGGTCCGACCATCCGCCAGACGCTGCAAATCGGTAAAACCACTGCACAGTGGTATTCCGGGTTCGATCAGCTATTAAATCCAGCACTAGACCTATTCAATGACGCCGTGTTCTCGCCGAAGATGGTTGTCGTTCCCGTCATCCTCTCGATGCAGGAAATTCTCAACAACGAGGGCGAGAGCCAGCTGATGGACGTCTACGACAGCTACATCTCGGCTGCCGAACGCGCCCTTGAAGATACGATGGATGCCGGCCTGTACGGTGACGGCACCGCCAACGGCGGCAAGCAGATCACCGGCCTCGCCACCGCGGTGCCGATCGTCGTCAACACCGGCGTCTATGGCGGCATCGACCGCGCGCAGGCAACGGTGTGGCAGACCAAGACCTACGACGCGCACAGCTTCCTGGCTGGTCAGACCCAAGTGACGTCGACGAGCATCCGCCCGATGCTCAACTACGTCATGACCAAACAGAGCCGCGGGCGTGACTACGCGGATCTGCTCATCATGTCGCCGGAGCACTACGCGGCCTACGACGCCGCGACGGTCGCCATCCAGCGCCAGCAGAACGAGACATCGCTCGGCAAGCTCGGCTTCTCGGCGCTCGAATACATCGGCGGCGGCAAGCGCGCGGAGATCGTGCTCGACGGCGGCATCGGTTCAAATATGCCGGCGAATACAACGTTCGGTTTGAACACCGACACGTTCCGCCTGCGATATCACCCCAACCGCAACTTTGACAAACTGTTCGACGGTGACGGGATGATGCCGATCGATAAAGACGCGATTGCGCAGTTCATCGGGTGGATGGGAGAACTCACGCAAGTCAACCCGTTCTTCAACTGGCGTATGTACGACAGCGTTCCGGGTTCCTGACGAATAGCCGAACAGCCGTAGTCAGGGATATGCCGGGTCGCCAACGTGTAGGTCCGATGCCTTCCTTCCACGAAGGCGGCCCGGTTTATTTGTTTAAGGCATCAACAACGGAGAGATAGATGGCAAGGCAAGATCCCGACGATGTCCTCGTCGCACTGTTCAAAAACCACGCGGCCCTGAACGACGCCAAATCACGCGAAGAGGGCAGGCCGATCTACGACGACATCGAAGTGGTCGAGATACGCTCGCCAGGCTCGCGCGACTTCAAGGTTTTCCCGGCCAACGCGTTCTCGCACTGGCAGACGCATCCGCACACCGGCGAGCAGACGAAAGTCACCTACGCCGAACGGTTCGTGCATCAGTATCAGCAATTCAAGCGCCACGCGGCACAGACCAAGAGCGGAACGCCACTCGACTACGTGCCGTTCCTGAGCGAGGGCAAGCGCGCCGAGCTACGCGCGCAGAACATCTACACCATCGAGGCCCTGGCGGCGATCGACGGCCAGGAGCTGAAGAACCTCGGCCTCGGCGGGCGCGATCTCAAGAACGCCGCGGTGGAGTACATGGACAACGCCAAGGCCAACATCGCGCCGACCCTGCAGCTGCAGGCCGAGCTGGACGCGTTGCGTGCTCGCAACGCCATCCTGGAAGAGGACGCGATCGCCAAGAAGGAGATGGCTAAACGCATCGAGAGTGAATTCGAGGAGATGGATCTGCCCCAGCTCCGCGAGTACATCGCGACCCACACCGGCCAGGCGCCGATGGGCAGTCTGAACAAGAAGAACCTGGTTCGCATGGCGACAGAGTGCCGCCCCAGCAAGGCGGCATGACATGACGATATTGTCGGTGGTGAAGGATGTCTGTGCTGCGGTCGGGGTCTTGATCCCGCAAAGCCTGTTCTCCAACCTCACCGGCAATCGAACCGCGCAGGAGATGCTGTCGCTCGCCAATGAGATGGCGCAGCGCATTGCCTACGACACTCGCGACTGGACACTGCTCAAGAAAGCCTTGAAGTGTGTCGGTGGCAGTGGGTTGGCGCTGGACCCCCTGGATCCTCTTACGGTCGGGTGCAGTGTTTTCAATCTTCCGGCTAACTACAAACGTATGCTGCTGACGTCGAACGTCTGGCGATCGACCAACACCATGACGCCGATGAAATTTGTCCCTGACACCGACGAATGGCTGCGACGGCGTACGCAGAACCTGTATGACGCCTACGGCGAGTGGACGATTGTCGGTGGGCATATTCTTTTTGCCCCGGTGCTGGCGACAGGCGTTTCGGCCACGTTTAATTATCTCGACAAGAATTGCGTCAACCTAAGCAGTGGCGGTCGCGGCAACGAGTTCATGAACGATAACGACACGTTCACGCTCGACGAACGGCTTTTGAAACTCGGAATGCTTTGGCAGTGGAAGGCCCAAAAGGGATCCGCCTACGCCGAGGACATGGGCACCTACGGCGACGCCTTGACCTACGCCATGGGCCACGACAGCCCGGCGCCGATCATCCTCGGCAGCAAGCCGATGTCGGCTGCCGCTAACATCGCCTACCCGTGGCCGGTGCCGACATGAGCCAGCATCAGGCCTTCCGCAGGACATCCGTTCCGCAGCAGGTCGCGCAGCAGCTGCAGACGATCACCATCCCGGCGCCGACCCGCGGCATCATCCAGAACGAAAACGAAGCCTACATGCAGCCGGGTGGCGCAGTGATCTGCGACAACTGGAAGCCGACCATGCGCGGCGTCAGCCTGCGCGGCGGCTGTATCGTGTGGTGTACGCTGCCGGAGACGACGCCGGTGATCTCGGCGTTTCAGTACGCCAGCGGCAACATTCAAAAGATGTTCGCGGGCAATGCCACCAAGCTGTACGAGATCACCACCACCACGCCGGTGCTGATCAAGAGCGGGCAGACGTCGGGCAATTACGCGGCCTCGCAGCTGGCGAACGCGCAGGGCGACTGGATGATCGTCGTCAACGATGCCGGCAACCCGCCGCTGCGCTACGGGCCGTCCTCCGGCGGCGGGCTGACATGGGAAACCTTATCGTCTGGCTACGTGCCGCCTGCCGGCAAGCCGTCGATGATCACGGGCATTCCGGCGGCGGGCTTGAGCTACGTCTGCAAGTACCGCAACCGCTACTTCTTCATCGAAACCGGATCGATGAACGCGTGGTATTTGCCGCTCAACGCCGTCGGCGGCGCACTGGCGATGATCCCGCTATCGGGTGCGGCGACCAAGGGCGGCAAACTGCTTTCGTGTTTCTCCTGGTCGATCGATGCTGGCGACGGCATCGACGACAAGATCGTGTTCATGACCGACCTCGGCGAGCTGCTTATTTTCACCGGCAGTGACCCCAGTGTCATCACCAGTTGGCGCCAGGAGGGTCGCTACGAAGTCTCGCCGCCGCTCGGCATGAACGCGCATCTGGCGATCGGCGGCGATGTCCTGCTCGCCACCGTCGACGGTATTATCCCGATCTCCGGCTCGATCACCAAGGACCGCGCCGAGCTGGAGTTGGCCGCGATCACACGCACCATCAAGCCGTTGTGGCGTGAGCAGGTACTCGACAAGCGCGAGTACGCCTGGACGATGTGCAAGTGGGATGAGTACGGCGGGATCTTTACGACGTTCCCCGGCGGCGTTCCCGGCAAGCAACTGTGCCTCGCCACCAATGCCGCGACCGGCGCCCACGCGCGGTTCACCGGATGGGACGCCATGTGCTTCGTCAAAATGGCCGGCGATGCCTTCTTCGGCACGCAGACCGGCAAGATCATGCAGATGGACCGCACCGGCTACGACAACGGCGCCCCTTACGTCGCCGTCCTGGTCGGCGGCTGGGAGATGTTCCAATCGCCATCGCAGACCGTTACCTGGCGGCAGTCGCGCGCGTCGTTCTCGGCCCGCGCCGGCGAGCCGTTCGTGCCGCAGCTTTCGGCCACCACCGACTATGTCGTGGTGCTGCCGCAGCCGCCTCTGGTCGGGCCCGACCCTGGCCTGCTCGATCTCTGGGATCAGGGCCTGTGGGACACCTCGAAATGGGACGCCGGAACGCCGCCGCCGCCGGTTGTTCGCAATACAGGCTGGGTGTCGATCGGCATGACCGGCTACAGCCACGCGCCGATCGTTCAAGTATCGGTCGGGCAGCAAGCCAAGCCGGAAGTGGATCTTATATCGATCGCCGCGACGTTTGAGCGCGACGGCGTCAACGTATGAGGGGGAGCCCATAATGGATCTTGCGAGCGGCTACTCCGACAGCATCAACTACGGCAACGGCTACACGCCGCTCGCCAACAATGCGATCAACAACAACAACGCCGCCTTTGCCCAGCAGCAGGCGATGATGGCGGCCTACGCGCAGGCGATGCAGAACAACGTGTTTGCCTCGGGCGGCGGCTTCGGTCAGCAGACGGCTGATTATTCAGGCGCGGGCGCAGCCTACGGGCGCGCGACCGGCGGCTTCAACGGCACTGTGCCGGGCTGGGCGGACCCGCAGCCGCAGCAACCGGCGTTTTCCGGCGGCGGCATCGGCAGCGACACCGCGAACGATCCGTATGCGTGGACGTTGGCAACGTCCAGCCCTTACGCCGAACCGTCTAATGCGCCAAGCAATGGGGCGTATCCGAACCTTGGTTACAACCCCGGCATGGAAAACTACTTTGCAAACCCTGCCATGCAGCAGTCGCAGGCGTTCAACACTTACGGTCAGCCCGGCGTTGGCGGTGGCGATCTCTACAGCATCCTGGGTCGCTCCGGCATGAGCATGTCGGATTGGAATGGGTTCAATCAGGCAGTAGGGCCACAGGTGGCACAGCAATGGCTAACCAGCCAGGGAGGTGTACCAAGCGGTCAAGGCGGCATCGGCAGCGATGCGGTGGGCGCGCCTAATCAACCCGCGATCACGCCGCAGCAGTCGTATGTCGGCGGCTACAACCCCTACAACCCCGCGACCTACGCGCCATCAGCACAACAGAACATCGGAGCGCCGCAGGCGGATTTGTACAGCGTCCTGGGCCGCGTCGGCATGAGCATGTCGGATTGGAACGGGTTCAACGCGGCGGTTGGCCCGCAGGCGGCACAGCAATGGCTAGCCAGCCAGGGCGGGACCAGCGACGCCCCGGCCTACCAGGGCAACCCCTACTACATGCCGCAGCCAATGGACGCACAGCAACCGATATGGCCGGGTGGCGGCTTCGGGGATAGCGGCTTCGGGCCTTACGGCGGCAGCACCTACAGCGGCCAGCCCGGCTACGGGCTGGGGATAGGCGGCGTCGGCGCGCCGGGGGGCGGCGCCAATGTCGGTAATGCCTATGGCACGTCTGGGCAGAACCCGTCGTTTGGCGGCGGCAGCACCGCTTACGGATATGGCGGCTTCACAGACGGTCAACCCGGCGCCGATTTATCCAGCGTCCTGGGCCGCGTCGGCATGAGCATGTCGGATTGGTATGGGTTCAACGCGGCGGTTGGCCCGCAGGTGGCACAGCAATGGCTAACCAGCCAGGGCGGCGGCGGCGGTGGCGGCGGTGGCGGTGGCGGTGGCGGTGGCGGTGGCGGTGGCGGTGGCGGTGGCGGCATGGGCGGCGTTTTTGACACCGGCGCCGCTCCGACCAATACCTACGGTCAGCCCGGCGTTGGCGGTGGCGATCTCTACAGCGTCCTGGGCCGCGTCGGAATGAGCATGTCGGATTGGTATGGGTTCAATCAGGCAGTAGGGCCGCAGGTGGCGCAACAGTGGCTCGACAATCAACGCGGCGTCAGTGCGCCTGCGCCCCAGCAGCAGGGTGGTTTCGATCTTAGCAGGCTATCGAACAGCGTGCGTAATTCCATGGCGCAAGCCATCACCAACACCGACCAGGGCGAACCAAACGCCTGGGAAGTCTCCCGTGCGCCCTATGCGTCTCAACTTAGCAACGATCCTGCCAGATCATATGACATGGCAGTGAGGCTGTACCTGGAGGACCAGAACAACAGCGATACTCGCCAGGCCATTGCCGAGGCCATGTTCAATAGAAATGCTGCGCGCGGCCTCGACCCGCTGGATCCGAACTATTTTCCGACAGGCCAGGATTACCTTTCCAAGTACGCCAACGCCAAGAATACGCTGGGGAGCAACGAGCAACTACTAAGCCAGATCTATGGTGAAATTGGCAATGCGATCGGCGGCTCAAATCTATCGCAGGGCGCAACCGATTGGGCGAGTGGTGACGTCGCGGCAAACGCGGCAAGGAACGCCACCTCTACTTGGACGTCGCCGTCCAACGAGCGGTTCTTCCGCAGGGATCTACTCGGAACTGACACTGGCGACACCGCCGCCAAACAAATCCAGGATTGGTACCAACAGATGCAAAACTGGCAGCCTCAATGAGCACGCAGCGCATCGCATCTAGCAACCGGGTGGTGCAGGCTGGTAATGCAAAACCCTTGCTTCCCCAGCTTCTTCTGCAACTCGACGGAAAGATCGCAAGCGTTTTTAGCTACCTGGTTTTCATCCTCCGGGATTGCATAGTCAGGGTCGCTGCCGTTGTCAGGGTTATATTCGAGGCACCTCCAAGACGCAGAGTAGAGCCTATTGATGTCTTTCTGCTGCGCTGGCGTCGAGTGCCGTGGAGAGGCGAGGGCAGGCACCGACAAAACAAGCAGTATTGCTGCAATGACACAGGTTTTCATGGGTTTTGCTTCCTAACGCGATGAACAGGAATAGCTTACAAGCTATGCACCAGTATGTCTACGGTCATGATGAAATAGTCGCGAATTTTGTCGCGTCGCTGATCCCTGAGTGCCGGGAACGCGGCTTCGGCAAATGCCGCGCGATCGGCATCGCCGACGCGGAAGGGAAGCTGCTGGGCGGGCTGGTATACCGCAACTGGTGCCCGGAACTCGGAACCATCGAGATCTCCGGCGCCGCCATTCCGGGGACCAACTGGCTGTCGCGGCGCACCGTGCAGATCATGTACGACTACCCGTTCTACCAGGTCGGCTGCCAAATGGTGATCAAGACTACCATGGCCGACAACGAGATCGTGCTGCGGATCATGGCCGCGGTCGGTTTCACCCTGCACCACATCAAGCGCCTCGGCGGTCGCGACCGCGACGGCGTCGTCGGCACCTTGACGGTGGAGGACTGGGAGCAATCGCGCTACAACGTCAACCGGCATCGCCCGGCGAACACTGAACAGCAGATCGACGAGGCCGCATGATGCCTACTCCATACCTCGACCCCGCCCAGAACGGCCAGCGCGACCAGATCACGCAGGCCTTGATGAACATCGCCAGCCCGCCGCCGCAAATGCCGCAGCCGGGCGTGCCGCAGCAAGGCGCGCCTCCGCCGCCGCCGATGGGCGGCCCGGCGCCGCAGGCCGGCGCCATGCCGCCGCAGCAGGGCATGCCGCCGCAGGGCGCTCCAGTAGGCAGCCCACAACCCCCGCCGATGATGGCGGGGGCCCTCGGCGGCCTGACGTCGCCACAGCAACCACAACCGCAGCCGCAGATGCCGCCGCAGGGAATGCCGCAGCGAGGATACTGAGATGAGCAAGCCCGACGCACCGACGCCGCCCAACCCGTACGCGACGGCAGCCGCGCAGACCGGCACCAACGTCTCGACGGCGGTCGCCAACTCGTTTCTCAACAACACCAACCAGGTCACGCCGACCGGCAATCTCAATTACGACGTCAGCGGCAACTACAGTTGGACCGACCCATCCACTGGATCGACGTACAACATTCCGCGTTTCACGGCGACGCAGCAGCTGACCGACCAGGGCCGCGCCATCCAGAACCAGAACCTCGGCGCGCAGTACAATCTGGCGGGCATGGCGAACGCGCAGTCGGGGCGGATTTCCGGCCTGCTGTCGAATGAACTGGATCTCAGCGGCGCGCCCGGCGCCGGCAGCGCCAGCTCGATCACCAACGTGCCCGGCGCGCAGACCTCGTACGCCGCCGGCGGCGATATCCAGAGCAGTCTCGGCGACTACGGCCAGCAGCAATCCACGTTCGGCGACGCAGGCGACGTCACGCGCAGCTATGGTCCGGCGGATAATTTCTCCGCCGACCGGCAGCGCGTCGAGGACAGTTTGATGTCGCGAATGCAGCCGCAGCTGACCAGGGACCGCAGCGCGATCGAGCAGCGGCTCGCCGACCAGGGCATTCGCTACGGCAGCCAGGCCTACGCCTCGGCGATGGATGACTATAATCGGCAGTCGAACGACGCACGGTTCGGCGCCATCAGCCAGGCCGGCACCGAGCAGGCGCGCATGATGGACATGGCCGCGCAGCGCGCCGGATTCCAGAACGCCGCGCAGCAGCAGGCCTACACGCAAGCGCAGGGCCGCGGCGAGTTCGCCAATGCCGCGCAGCAGCAGAATTACGCGCAGGCCCTCGGCGCCGGCTCGTTTGCCAACGCCGCGCAGCAACAGCAGAACGCGCAGAACGCCTCGCAGGCCGGCTTCTACAATGCTGGCGTCGGCCA